TCAGACGTGTGCTCTTCCGATCTTATTAGGATGAATACTAATAAAATTAGTGAATATGAGAAGACAATGGTTCGCTGGAAAAAGGAGAAAGCATTTTCCTTAAGTAATTCTGGTTATGATAGTTACTTTGGAGTTTCATCAACTGCTCTTTCTCAAAATGCTGAGTTTGAGGTTGCGGAATGTGCAACAAAAACTCAAATTAAAAGTGCATTTGTTAAGAGTCTTAGAAGTAAAAAAATGAATAAAAAGATTCTTAATGAATTTATTGGATTTATTGTGTAATAAATATTAATAAACAAATTGGAGAAAATCTAAATGTCCAGATTTGGAGATTTGATGAGAGGTAAAACCCATACTTCTCATCAACCAGTTCAACCTAAGGAAATGAATATTCCTGAAGAACCAATTCAACCTGAAGAAGAAAAGGTTGTAGTTGAAGATAATACTTGGAGAAATCTTATTCTCTTTGACAACTGATAGACGGATTCCAAACTGTCCACTGGACGCCTACAAGCGTCCTTTTTTCTTGTATAATTACTTTGTTGAATCAAAATGATTATGGCAATTTCTTCGGATTACATTCGCACTTCTCTTCAATCACTCTACGGCAATAAAATTACTTCTGCCGATGTTCGTGCTTGGTGTTCGATGAATGATTCTAATTATCAAACGATCACGAAAAAACTTGACAATTATAAAGTTGGTCGTGGTAAATGGAATCTTGAAGTGACTCAAGAACGTGTAGAAGAGATTGAGCGTTCTTATCAAGCATCCCCTGCTCTTCCTTCTGTGGAACAAAACCTTATTCCTGAAAAAGATGATACTTTCGTCAAGTTTGGTAACTTTAATGATGTTAAAAAAATTATTCAGTCCCGTCTCTTTTATCCTACGTTCATTACGGGTCTTTCGGGTAATGGTAAGACGTTCAGTGTGGAGCAAGCGTGTGCTCAATTGGGTAGGGAATTGATTCGGGTCAATATTACGATTGAGACTGATGAGGACGATCTTATCGGCGGTTTCCGCTTGGTGGATGGAAATACGGTATGGCATAATGGTCCAGTAATTGAGGCACTTGAGCGAGGTGCAGTGCTTCTTCTTGATGAAATTGATCTTGCCTCTAACAAAATTCTTTGTCTTCAGTCAATCCTGGAGGGTAAGGGAGTTTTCCTTAAAAAGATTGGAAAGTTTATTCAACCAAATCCTGGATTTAATGTTATTGCAACCGCCAATACTAAAGGAAAAGGTTCTGATGATGGGCGGTTTATCGGCACAAATGTTCTGAATGAGGCATTTCTTGAACGTTTCCCTGTGACTTTTGAGCAATCTTATCCAACTCCTGCAACTGAGCAGAGGATTCTAGAAGGTATTGCACTCGATCTTGGTGTTGAAGATCGTGATTTTTGTAAGAGGTTGGTTGATTGGGGCGATGTGATCCGTAAAACATTTTATGATGGTGGTATTGATGAGATTATCAGCACTCGTCGCCTAGTTCATATTATTCGCGCTTATAGTATCTTTGGTGATAAAGCGAAGGCAATTCAAGTATGTATCAATCGTTTTGATGATGATACAAAACAGTCTTTTCTTGAACTTTATGATAAAATTGATGCAGAATTCCAAATGCCTGAAGATAAAAATGAATCTGTGGAAAAACTACAAGAAAATACTGTTTGATACATTTCCAGATCTTGAACTAGAATCTGATTGGGCAAACTGGTCTGGTGGGGGCATTAATTTGGATGCCTCCATCTATGTTAGTCCATACATTTTAAAGTCTAGAGTAGTTGAAATCTGGAATGAAAAAACCTGCATTTATAATAATATAATCTATCCAAGAACAGGTTCAAATCTTCCTTGTTTTGGAATGGACTTAATGTGTTTTTTTCCTAAAAAAGTTGTAATTACTTTTGACTTTCAGCATCCAGTGGAGAATTATCTTTTTTCTGTTGACACACTTCCTAAGTGTGAGGGTGGTATAAGGTTTTTTGAACCTGGAAATCATTTTTCAGAAAATCTTTTTGTTAGGAAATGCACTTCTGATGATGTAAATGATTATCTAAAAACATTCAAAGATTATTTGACTTATTACAAAGATATGTTAGAATATAAAAAACCGTCTGGATTAGATTTTTCTTCCTATTCTTGCTTTGATTCTTATATGAAAAAACTTGATCCTGTCGCTGGATACCTTGCTAGTAAATTTGGTAAGGAAAGGGCAGAGTCCCTTGTAAATGATTTTCTTTTTTGCTATGGTTAATTCCTGGTCTTTACTTTACGATACTATTATGTCTGAAAATTTTGAAACAAACTATGAAGATGGAATTGCATCTTATTATACAAACAACTCACATTCCGGAGATGAATTGATTGAATTTAATATGGGTGTAAATGAAAATGGAATGCTAAATCTTAGCAGTCAAGTTGTTGGATCTGGAGTTCCTGGAGGAATGGGAGAAGATCATATTTCTCTCAATATGAATAATTCCAATAGATTTTGGAAATATAATGAAGATAAGATCCTAAAAGAAATTAAAGAATACCTTGGAAGCACTTATAAGTCACATTATACTTCTCAGGAATCTAAAACTCAAACTCTTGATTTAATTGAGAGTATTGGTGATGCAGAACCATTCTGTCGTAGTAATGCAATTAAATATCTTTCTCGTTTTGGGAAGAAAAATGGAAAATCTAAAATGGATATTCTGAAAGCAATCCATTATTGTATTCTTCTTTACCACTTCGCTGGACTTTGTAATGAAACTGAGAACCCTTATGAAACTTTCTGAAAATACACTAGGAATCCTTAAAAACTTTGCAAGTATCAATAATTCAATTCTTGTAAAACCTGGAAATAAACTTCGCACAATTTCGGTTGCAAAAAACATTCTTGCTGAAGCGGAAATTAAAGAAACTTTCCCTAAAAGTTTTGCAATTTATGATCTAAATCAATTTCTAAATGGATTGAGTCTACACCAGGATCCTGATCTTGATTTTTCGGAAGAAAATTATTTGATGATTCGTGAAGGGAAACGCAGAGTTAAATATTTCTTTGCTGATCCTAATGTTATTATCTCTCCACCAGATAAAGAAATTGAACTTCCTTCTAAGGATGTTTGCTTTCAATTGGACAGTGTAACATTGGACAAATTGCTTAAGGCAGCAGCAGTTTATCAACTTCCTGATCTCTCTGCTGTTGGAGAATCTGGTATTATTAAATTGGTTGTTCGTGATAAAAAGAACGATACTTCTAATGAATATTCAATTGTAGTTGGTGAAACTGATCGAGAATTTGTTTTTAACTTTAAGGTTGAAAATATAAAAATTATTCCAGGTCCTTATGATGTAGTTGTTTCTTCTAAACTTCTTTCTCAGTTCACTAATAAAGGTAATGACTTGAATTATTGGATTGCTTTAGAACCTGATTCTACTTTTGAGTGATATAATACTATTGTCCAAATTTTTGTTTTTTCATTATGGAAATGATTGAGTCTAAACCTTTTTTGTGGGTAGAACAATGGGCACCAGATTCTGTTGAAGATCTAATTCTAACCAAAAGTGTTAAAGAGTTTTTCTTAAATGTTGCTAAGGAAGGTCAACTAAATCAAAATCTAATTCTTCAGGGTTCTCAGGGTTGTGGTAAAACGCAAACTATTAAAACTCTTTGCAAGATTACACAGCAGGATGTTTTATTTCTAAATGGTTCTTCTGAAGGTAGGTATTTGGATACTGTCCGCAATCAGGTTATTAATTTTGGGACAACAGTCTCAATGTTTAATGACAAAAAGAAGGTAGTATTTTTTGATGAGTTTGATGGAACAACGAATGATGTAATGCTTTGCCTTCGTGGTGTTATTGAGCAACTTCATAAAAATGTTTGCTTTATCTTTACTTGCAATAACTTGAATAAGATTATTGCACCAATTCAATCAAGATGTGTTGTTCTTAAATACACTCCAATCTCAAAAGAAGAAAAACCTCAAATGATGTCAGATACTTTTAAGAGAGTATCTCATATTTTGGATAAAGAAAATATTGATTATGATAAAAAAGTAATCATAGAATTGGTAAAGAATTATTTTCCTGATACTAGGAGATTGCTGAATGCACTGCAGAGTTACTCTGTAAGCGGAAAGATTGATTCTGGTATTCTTGCAAGTTTTTCTGATGCAAATATTGATGTTCTTATTAAAAACCTAAAAGATAAAAACTTTTCTGAAGTAAGAAAATGGGTTATTAATAATATTGATAATGATTTTGGATTATTGTTTCGGACAATTTATGATGCTTTATATGAGGCACTAGAAAAAAATAGTATTCCTGCTGCTGTTTTGATTATTGCAAAATATGATTATCAATCCGCCTTTGTTGCAGATCAGGAGATAAATATGCTTGCGTGTTTAACCGAACTAATGGTGGAGTGTAAGTTTAAATGAACTTGAAGACAGCAAAAAAATTGATGGCAAATGTTTCTTATAGTCAAAGTAGAAACAGAGTAAATAATCGTCCAGTCAAAGAAATTCTTTTGGATGAAGGTTTGTTGATTAAAAAGTTTGACGAGCAAGATGGAAAATGTTATTGGTCTGGTTTGCCTCTTAAAGAGGAATATAACTACATCAAACATCATCCACTAGCAATTAGTGTTGAGCGTCTTGATAATCAACTTGGATATACTTATGAAAATACTGTTCTGACTAGAAGATTATATAATCTTGGTAGAATGGCGTTTCCCGAGGATGAGTTTAGAAAGGTCTTAAAAGAAATGAATACCGAACTAATGGTGGAGTGTAATTTCATATGACCTACGATTCAGTTTTTGTTTCTGATGTCCATTTAGGAACTGATAGATGTAATATAAAGAAATTTTTGAGATTTTTGGATCAATTAGATACTAAGCAATTGGTTTTAGTTGGGGATATTTTTGATATTGAATGTATGCAAAAATATGGAACTAGATGGAAAAAGCAACATACCAAAGCAATTCATAAAATATTTCAACTTGCAGATTCTGGAGTTAATATAGTTTATATTCTTGGAAATCACGAAGGTGAATTGCGTAGGTATGTTAATTTCAAGCACAAAAATTTTATAATGTCTGATCAATATATCTACAGGACCAATAATGGTAAAAAATATCTTTGTGTTCACGGAGATAAGTATTCAGAATACTCTTCTGGATCTTGGAAACAATTATGCTTTAATAAGGGATATGAATTAATTACACCATTGAGTATTTGGTTAAATAGATTTTTTAGATTTTCATTAGTTCATTTTTTGAAGAATACTGTTAATGGTCGTAAGTATATTGCAAAATATGAAAATGATCTAATTGAATTTTGCACTAAAGAAGGAAAATATAGTGGAATAATTTGTGGACACATTCATCACGGAAATATTAGATGCAATGGCACTGTAACTTATATGTGCTGTGGTGATTTCGTTGATACTTGTTCTGCTATTGTTGAAAAAAATGGAAAATTTAAGTTTGTAAATTATTAAAGTGAAACTAAATTATAAAAACTTAAAAAAGAATCGTGTTAAAACGACTCCAGAAAACGTCCGAGAGGCAAATGAAGGACTTTTTCGTGCTATAATGAACTTGCCCGATGCTGCAGACCATTGTGGTATGACGCAGAAGGAAATGAAACTTACTTTTTTTGAGTACTTAAAGTATCATCCTATTGATTATGAATATTGATTTTGATCGAATTAATCTTGAAGAATTTTTTGGTTGTGTTAATGCAACTAATACAAAGCAAATGAAGTCCAATACATTTAAGACCTTTAGGACATATTTGCAAGAAAAATCATTTGCGAAGTGGAGTGATGATCAGGTTACTTATGTTGGAGATCATAAAGATGGGGTAGATTTTATTGATAAAGATGAAACTCCATATGAAATGAAAGGATCTCTCCGTCTTTTTAATAAGAATGGATCTACAAAAGTAATTACACTTAAAAATTTTCAGAGTGAAAATAAAGTTGTTGAAAAGACTTTTGAGTATATGTTTCTTGTAGATACTGAGAATATGTCTATTGCTTATACAGATTGGGATACTGTTGAAAAGCGTGTTTATTTTACTCCCAAATCACCTGCGGCAAAAGTTAAATTTCTTCCTGGAGATTTTACAATGCTGGCAGAAAAAGTTACTCCAGCACCAAAAAGCATTACTTCTGGGCAAATCCTTGAAAATCTTGAGAGGATTCTTTGATGGCAACTCAAAAGTCTCTCAAAACTTGTTTAAGGTATCCTGGCGGCAAGAGTAGAGCAGTCGCCAAAATGGATCCTTACTTTCCAGATCTTCGCAACTATGAGGAGTTTCGTGAACCCTTTATTGGTGGTGGAAGTGTAGCAATTCATATAACTAAAAAGTATCCCAATCTAAAGATTTGGGTGAATGATTTATATGAACCTCTTGTTAATTTTTGGAAAAATCTTCAGTCTTCTGGAGATAATATGAAAGATCTTCTTTCAGATCTTAAATCAAAAAATAATACTCCAGATAAGGCAAGAGTTCTTTTTAATGATGCAAAAGTTTCTATTAATGATAAAAATCAAAATGACCTAGAAAGGGCAGTTGCTTTTTATATTGTTAATAAATGTAGTTTTTCTGGATTAACAGAAAGTTCTTCTTTTTCACCTCAGGCATCTAATTCTAATTTTAGTATTCGTGGAATTGATAAACTTCCAGAATATTCTAAGTTAATTAGTAACTGGAAAATTACCAATCTTTCTTATGAGTTTTTAATGGAAGAAGGGGAAAATGCTTTTGTGTATCTTGATCCTCCTTATGACATTAAGGATAATCTCTATGGGCGTAAGGGATCAATGCATAAAGGATTTGATCACGATAAGTTTGCTACTGATTGTGATGCTTGTAATTTATATCAATTGATTAGTTACAATTCGGATCAATTGGTTAAGGATCGTTTTAAGAATTGGAATGCTGCTGAGTTTGATCTTACTTATACAATGAGATCGGTTGGTGAGTATATGAGAGAACAAAAGACAAGAAAAGAACTGCTGCTATTTAACTATGGAATTGAAGGATTGGTTAAACTCGATTAGAAAAACGAAGAAAAACTTAATTGATGAAGATCCTTCACTTGAGAAGGAATACCCTCCATATATTATTAATAAATGCCTTTCTGGGTATATCGAAACGATTATGCTTGTGAATGAAATGAATCAATACTCTTTTCTTCCTAAAAAAATGCAATATGACTTTTTTATAAATATTGTTAGGAAAAACAAGAGTTTTTCTCCTTGGATCCGACAAGATGAAATCAAAGATCTTGAATATGTCAAACGTTATTATGGTTATGATAATGAAAAGGCAAAGCAGGCTTTGAAAATTCTTACAAAAGAACAAATTAATTTTATTAAATCGAAATTTGATACTGGAGGAAAAAATGAGTGTAGTTCGTGAACCTGAGGTTCAGTGGTCACCAGACCAAATGGTTGAAGTTGTATTAAGTGAACCTGATGATTTCTTGAAAGTTCGTGAAACATTGACCCGTATTGGTGTAGCATCAAGGAAAGAAAAGAAGCTCTATCAATCTTGCCATATTCTGCATAAGCAAGGTCGGTATTTTATTGTCAATTTCAAGGAACTTTTTGCATTAGATGGTAAACACGCAAATTTAACTGTCAATGATGTGCAAAGAAGAAATAGAATTATTCAACTTCTTGCTGATTGGGGATTAATTTCTGTTGTTGATGTCAGTAAAATTGAAAATATTGCACCACTAAATCAAATCAAGGTTTTATCTTATAAA